GTCCAATCGTACACTAATAGATACGTCTTCAAAAGAGGTATGAATAATACTTCCCCTGATGGTGCTCTGTATCCTTACTACTCAGCTAATCCAACAGGCTCTTTTGTTAGCGCTGATTTTCAACTGTCACAATCTGGTTGGTTTAACCATATAAACCAGTCAAGTAATGCTTCGCCATCACACAACATTACGTTTCCTGGTCCTACTACTCAAGCTGTTCGAGGGGTTAACATCTTAGCGAATCAAAAACCTAGCTTAGAGAGTACTCAGTGGATCATGTCTTTCGATGAAGCTTTCTCTGGAGCGAAGAAACTCAAGGATGAACGTAAAGGTAATCCTAAACGAGACAGACGCAGAAATCCGAAGAAAGATTTAGGAAAGAAAAAGCAATTTGATAAAACTGCTAAAGTAGATGAATAATAAAAACTCTAAGAAGAAAGGAAAAGGAGGTTATTCACCGAGTGACCGTGTTTTAAGGGCTAATCAGATCTCTAGTGTTGTTTCAGAAGTCGAATACCTTTTACCAAAAGGTCTGGATTCTAATGCTAAAGAGAAGCTTACCAACTTAATTTATTCAACCGTTAAAGGTAGAAATGATATTATTCTCTCCGGAATTGGACAAAATTGGGACCCAGGCATCGTTATTGATAACTGGTTAAAGATTTTAAAATCTAATGAGGATAAAATGGAAGAAGTCCTTATCGACTTAGAGATGAGAGAGGATGAGAAGTTCGGACCCCGTTCGATCGCTAAACCTTGGTATCCGGAAAGACAGCTAGCTCTAGATGTGTCTTACGAGCAGACCGACATAGACTATTCTGTATTAAGTTCTGACACTCCGGAAGAACTGAAATCATTCAATCTCAGACCAGTTTCTAAAGAAGAAGCTGCTAAAAGTATTAAACGCACGACTAATTCAGGACTCCCTTGGTTGGGTAGTAAAGGTGACTATCTAGATATCTGTCTCAGAGATTGGGATGAGTTACTTAAAGCTGCAATGGAGTATAAAATACCGTGTGTTATATTTACGCGAACTCAAGAGAGCGCTAAAACTCGCAATGTCTTCGGAGTTCCACTCATTGTCGTTCTAAATGAGATGCGATTTTATAGACCTCTGTTGAAAGTTCAAAAGGACTTACCTTGGCGTTGTGCTTTAAGAGGTCCGGATGATGTAGCGGATCATATGACTCGTATAATTGATGGAGCTATTAGATCGGGCAAAATGCTTATCTCTATCGATTTCTCTACGTTTGATTCCACAGTGAAACCTGGAATGCAAGCCAAAGTTGGTGAGTATTACATGAAATTATTTCAAGATAAGTATGGATCTGAGATTAGAGATATCGTGACTCTAAAATCAAACATTCCAACTGTCACTCCTGATGGTATTAGATTTGGTGGACATGGAGAACCATCTGGCTCAGCATTAACTAATGAGGACGATTCGATTGCTCAATTTTTAGTTGCACGTCACAGTGGTGTATTAGAAGAGTTTCTTAACCTCTTCGCTATCCAAGGTGATGATGGTGTTTACGCGATTGACCCCGAAAAACTACCAACATTCTTTAATGCTTTCAAGTCCTTCTTTAAAATTAATATAGAGAAGACTAAGCAAGCGTCGAATCACTTATTCTATTTGCAGAACCTGTATCATCCTTTTTATAGAAAAGATAATGGTACAATCCCTGGTGTTTATTCTACAGTTCGTGCGCTGAATAGAATTATTTATCAGGAACGATTTATCAACTTTGTGGGATATGGGCTAAAAGGACAGAACTATTATGCCCTTAGAACTCTAAGTATCTTAGAGAACTGTAAGAACCACCCACTTTTCGAAGAGTTGGTAGAGTTCGTGTTTAATTTAGATAAATACGATCTTTCTCCTTCTTCTGATTCTATCGCTAATTACGTTCGATTTATTAACGATACAGAGGGTTTCAGAAGTAGTGTTCCTCAACAGTTCGGGGATAACGTTACCGGTATTAAAGACTGGGAAAGTTACAAACTTGTTCAGAAACTACTAAGAGGTTAATTTCTCTGGGGGAACCAATAAAG